AGTGCTGCCGTTGCGGCCTCGCCGTAATTCAAATAAATGACTTCTCTTTTACCGCTGACGCCTGTTCCGGCATCAAATTGCGGATATTTTTCTTTTGCAATTGTTATACCTGCCATTTTTATTTCCTTTCTTTTAACTGTCCAACTCTGAAAATCACTGATGTTGACCCGCTCTGCCATACTCCATTGTCCGAATATATCGGCAAATTCAGCCTCATTGTTCCCACGTTCATGGAAATCAGCGCAAATCCCTCGCCGTTAAGCGATTTTTGGAGTAATTCCCAGCCTACGTCGCTGCTTAGGTAATTGAGCAATTGCTCGAGTTTCTGTGCCACGACTTTTCGGCCTTTGTAATTGCTGTAAACTTCGAGATTAATCGACGTGTCCCATGTGGCCATGTCTTTATTTGCAACACAGTCTGCATTGGCCGCTCCGAATATCCCGTAAGCAAATTCTGCCTGTTTTTTGAAATAGTCCTCTATTTCTTCAATCGGGACTGCGGAATCAAACCATTCGAGTTGCCCTTTCTTGCTAAGAGCGTTGTATATCGCCTTGCTGACTGCATAGAACGGTAGCTTGTAATTCATATGATTCCACCTCCCGCGTTGACGGCGGTTGCCGTAACTTGAATGAAATATGGTCTGCTTTCATCGATGAGCTTGACTTCGTTAATCAAATATGTGTAATCGCGGTATTGGAGTCGCCATGACGTGTCGATAGGCTCGTGGATTTCACGGAATACGAAATATCTCGTATCCGCCGTGACGTAGTCGCCTACAAACGGCTGCCGCGACTGGTCTTTTTGCTCGCACATAGCGAATAATTCGATGACCGGTTCATACGTCGTTTCCGACAACCCGCCGAGTTCGTCACGTTTCGGTTTTGACGGCCTCATCAGTGTTATCTTGTGGATAAATCTTCCTGGATTTCGTTTGAACATATTTCCCCCTTAAAACAATATTGTGGTAACCGGTGGCGGAGGTGTTCCACCGGCCACCACCAAGAAAGGGAGCTATTAAGCGCCCTGTTTAACGACTGCAAATGCCTTATCGTAAGTGTTAATGTCTTGGAATCTGCAAACGGCACGAACGAGAACGGAGTTGCGGGTGAACCCTGCGGATTCATCGGCCATAACTTCGAGTTCCGGATATGCAATGTGATACATAGCACGGAAGTCGCCGACAAGTACGGTGTTTGCCGCAAGTTCATCATCTTCAACAACGATGACCGGACGTCCTTCGATTTCGCGGATTGTTGCGTTGTTGGCATCGCGGACAAGCAAATATCTGTCCTGCTTATCAGCTACGACTGCGAGTGCAGCAAAGGTAGACTGATTCATGACTACGGTTGCGTTTCCGCCTGCGTCGAGCGGAAGGGAAATAACTGCCTGTTTAATAGCGTCAAGGCCGACCTTGCTTGCCAGTGCTGTAACACTCTTGGAATTAGCACCTTTAGCAGCTTCTGCGAGGATAGATTTATTAACGTCTTTCAGGTATACACGGTTGAAAAGATTTCCGATAATGGAAACAACATCGGTGTTAGCGTCCATAAGCAGTTCACGGGAAACGGGGATAATTGCGCCTTTGGAAGCAAGGCTGAATTTAGCAGAACCGAATACTGCTTTCTTTTCGGAAATTTCATTGTTTTCATCGAAATTAACGAGTTCGAGTTTCTGACCATAGTCGATTGTCGGTACAGAGCCTGCTCTTGTGGAAACGGGAACGGTTGTCGCTACGTTGCGCAAATCGTTATTAATTCCGTTGTTTTCCTTCAAGGCAAGGAGTTCTTCCGGAATGAGTGCGCCGCCGTCTGCGGTGACTGCTCCGTTGTTTCCTTTGGCTGCGTTGAATACCTGCATTGTTTCTTCGTTCTGAATTCCCATCAGGTAGTTTTTGAGTGCTTTGTTGAATACTTTTCTGTCCATTGTATTTTCTCCTTTGTTTGCAATCTTGTTTTTTGATTCGATTTCTACTTGTGCTGTGTACTGTTCGATTTTATCGTACAGTTCGGTCTGCAATTCCTGCGAGACTTCCGATTTCTGCTCGATAAGGCCATTAATCTTGTCTCGCAGCTCTTTGACCTCGTTTTTTAGCTCTAAGCTTTTTAACATTCCTTTTCCTTTCTTTCATAAAAAAAGACCGCCAATAATCGGCTGTCTCGGTGTCGATACTTCCTGTGATTTGATTGTTTTGTCGGTAAGCTGTCAGTTTCTTATAAGTCGGTGCTTTCCGCCCGTAAGCTCCCCGATAAGTCGGTAAAGCGCAGTTGATAATAAACAAGTCCTCGAGCTGTTCCCGTCTCCGTAAATAGCCGTCAAACATGGCGTCAATTTCCGCAACGGTCATTTCTCCAAACTGCTTAGGTGTCAGGTTCAGTTCCCCAAGTGCGATTTTCTCGAGCTGTTCGAGTAGTTGATAGGCTGTTGTGTAGGCTATTCCTTTTTGGTCGCCAGCACCGCGTTGATTTTTTTTTGACCGCCGATTATACCCGACTTAACAACGGCGTTCAAAATGCTTGTTACAAGCGTTTCGTATCCCGGGTCGTCTACTGCCTCAAGGAAGAGCGCTTGAATCTCTTCTTCGGTTAACTCATGACCACCACCGATTATTGCCCACTTGAATAAGGTGTATATATCCTTGATTTTTGCTTCTTGGATTCGTGCGATAACCTTCATCAACCCTTGATTCATCTCTTCTTCGAGTTCGAATATCGTTGAAATTGGAAATGACAGATTATACTGTTTCTTTCCGATTTTCATTTTTACGACTTTATCCAATACCATTTTCTCCCTCCTTTCCGCCCTCGTTGTCTGCACTGTCTCCGAGTGCGCCTGTCCCGCCCCGCTGTGTGAGCTTGTCAGCGTTCGGGTCGTCACTCCTCGGATAGGTGATAGACGCGCGAGCCTCGTTTGCTGTCAATATGCCAGCTCCTGTATACGCACTTAAAACACTGGCTTTCGCCTGTGCGTCAAGAAAATCAAAGACATCATTTGACGTCTTGAATCGATAACCTTTTACACTTTGCTTTTCTGTCAATAGCTTGACGGTCAATTCGATGCTATATCTCTTGATAATCGGAATAATCGTGTGATTATAGAACGACATCATCTGATTCGTGGAGAATGTTGCCATTCCTGCACCGCCGACGATATTCAACATTGCAAGCGGTATCCCAAAGAAACTGCTTATCGCTTGTGAATTCGTCGTTTTAAGAGTGTCAAAATACGATTTGATATCATTACTTATGTTTTGCGCACTCATGCCTGCGGGCAGTGGTAATATCGTATTGTCCGCACTTTTCAGCATTTTTTGTACGCCGTCTTGTAAGAGTTTCTGCTTCTCTCTGGACAAGTCAGATGTATAGGAAAGAACAATGGTACCGCTGAAACCGTTTTCTACTGACGTTCTAAGTGCCGATTCTACTTCTGCATTGCTACGGAGCGTGGACATTAAAACATCGATAGCCGGAACGCCGACAATCCCATTTCGTGAGAATGATTTCAGATGCAGCACTTCTTCCGGTAGGAATAAGAAATTCTCACCACTGACGGTGTCTTTGTATTCATAGATGATTTTTCTCTTGCCCTCTAAAATGTTTGCGTTGTCCCAATAGACACGCATTCCGACGGGGTCAAGTGGTATCAATCGGTCGAGAGCAGTCGTTTTCTCGTCGAAATGGATATAAGCATAGGCGTTCCCATGACCTAATCTCATTTTCTCCATATATTCCCAAAAATCGTATGCCGAGATTCCCGGATACGGTTCGAGGTTCAATGCACGGTAATATTTCGCCGCAAGTCCGCCCGCCTCATCGTTGCCCTTTGCATACAGTCCCCATTCGTTCTGAGCGATTTGTCGCGCCAGTATCTCTATACACGTTGAATAGATGAGGTCACCATTGGCGTCTACGTTGATTCGCCGCCCTTGACCAACGGGGAATATCTGCGTTCTCGTGTTCGGTTGTCGCCACACGCTACCCCTGAAGTAGTTTTTCAAAGTTTCAAACATCAGATTCCTCCTGCTCTAATTAGCAAGTCCTTGAGCTTGTCACTGACTTTGTAGTCCTCTTTCTTCTTTTCTTCCTGTTCTTTCTCTTCTTCCGGTTGTTCTTCGGTTTCCTCTTCTTCCAGTTGCTCCTCTTCTTGTTTCGGTTCTTCTTCGGCTTCTTCCGGTTGTTCTTCTTCCTCTTTTTCTTCGTCAGGCTTCTTCTCTTCTTCGTCTTTTGCTTCCGGTTCTTCTTCTTGTTCTGCTTTCAGTTTCTTGTTTTCCTTAACGAGATTAGCCAATGAGGAGTAAGCACAGAGAGCGTAGTCTTTCTTAAGGTCAACCAATTCGGCATTGGTAAAAATCTTTGCGACTTCTTCGCCTGTGAGCCACACATCGCCCTCTTCGATTTGTGCAATTAAGGAATCATCTGTCGAATTTTCGCTGATGATGTTATGTAAGATGTTATCGATAGCCTCCATTGCTTTTATGTCCTGCTCCAATGTTTTCTTATTTCCACTGGAAACAGTCCAGCAGTTATGCAACATAATAAGGCTGTTTTTATCGATTTCAATTTTGTCACAAGCCAGCGCAATGACTCCCGCAATGGATGCCGCCATGACTTCTACATGAGCCGTAACCTGTACTTTTGCTTTTTGTATAGCGTTTACTACATTCAAGCCTGCGAATACATCGCCGCCGGGTGAATTGATGTATAAATCAATATCTGCCACTGCCGATTCGATTAATTTGACGATACTTTCTGTGTCGTTGATTTCTCCTGTGATTCTGATTTCCATGATTATTTATCCTTTCTGTATAACTGTAATTGAGTAATCATCGCTCTTGCCGAGTAGTCCATTTCAGGCTTGCCCGTGAACATACCCTCTCGTTGGTCATAAGCTCCGGGTGTCCAATAAGTGAGAACCCACATATCACATTTCCCTGCGAAAATCTGATTTTCTCTATACAGTTCATCGTAATCATCGATTGCGTCTTTCAAATAGTTGTATCCCTGTTTAATGATTCGTTCTATAAAACTGTCATCATCTGCATAAGGGATTCTCAAGTATTCCCGGACTTGTTCGGCCGTAATCATTACATCACTCCTTTATTTCTTAAATCATCGAGCCAATCATCGACAAGGTCATCGGCTGTCGGTGTATCATTGTTAAAATCAATGAACGGAGCGATAAACCCCGTGATTCCAGCATCGAGCGGATCAATTCTTATATTGCTGTCTGCCCGTAAGCTGATTTTCTCCACCGAGTAAAATCCAGTATTATTCCGTACCAATAGTGCATTGGTCACTGCTTTTTCGAATATGTCCTCATGTCCCTTTTGATACGCCATGATACCGTCTTTGAAATATTGACTGAATGATTCTATGTACTGGCTTAACGCCTTCGGACTTTGATTTTGCAATATGAAGGTATCGCACATGTCCGCCAGTTTCTCTTGAATCCCTGCGATATTGTACGGGTCGGCAGCAATCGTGACGAAATGCAGGTCATGTTCATCTCGTATCTGTTTTAATTGCTGATAAATCTGATTAGTGTCGATGTTCTCTCCTCCGGCGCCGTTGCATAAAAATAATTCAGTATCGATATAGTCCTGATAACTGAATTTGTCTTTTTCTATATGGTTTTGCAATTTATTCGAGGGCATCCATGAAATGGTCTTGAAAAACAATCTCGGGTGGTCGTAAGCTTTGCCATATTGCAGTAATCTGCCTTTCTTGTTTTCTCCAACGAATGTACATAGAAAAGCACTGGACAGGTCAAGTGTCTGAGATAAATCCATGCCTATATACCAGTCTTTGTAGCCTTTCTCGATGACGTCTTCAAAGCTATAGGAAACTCCGCAAGCTTTTAATTGGTCGTATGTACAGAGATTGCGGTCTCCGGCGGAATACCATGTATTACATTGTTTCGTCACAAAAGATTGCAGTGCAAATCCCTTTTCTGCGGTCGCTTCTTTGGCTTTCTGCATGTACTTTCTCTTGATATGCTCTTTTATCGTGAAACCGTCACTCTCGAATAGTAAAACAGGATTTGCTTTTCCCCATACATTGATTTTTGTATAGTCTTTTGCTTTTACTTCATCGTCGTCCGGCTCTGTAAGAAACAGAAACAGGTTATCCGGAAGGTCATTTTCATATAACATTTTCCGCAGTGTTAGCCATTTCTT